ATTGCTGTTCCAGCAAATTCACAAACTTTATCGCTGGAAATAGTTTTAGATTCAGAGATCGGTACACTCCATCTATCCATCAAATTACGATAGGCAAGGTAAACCTCGTCGTCCCAGATGACAACATCATCACCCAGAACAGCAAAGCAATCCTTACCTCCACTCAACTGGTGGATCAATACACCATGAGAGAGGCCAAAGGCTGGGAAACTAGGCCGAAGACCCATTGGCTGTCCTTTCTGCCATTGGTATTCATTCCCGTTGTAAGACCAGCTTGATCGGGACAGGGTCTCAAATAAACTAATCATGAGATTCCAACCGTGATCTCCTGGACAAAGCTGCTCTAATACTTTGAGCTGCCAAGATAATGGGAATTGATCGGTCGCGGACGACAGATCCACCGAATGGAGGGTCTTCCCTTCTGCAAGTAATTTCTGCAAAAGGGGTTTGGCTTTCTCCTGTGCATGCGTATAATCCCAAGGTATTTGTTCAAGAAGTGAATACAACCTCCTTGACATGGGCTCTAACACGTGCTGATGTAGACGAAAAGGCGATGCAATCCATCTTATTTTCCAACCGCCATCTTTATTCAAGGGGACTAATTTACCCCCGAGCGGTATGGGATTGCTCATCGGATGCCACCAAGGTGGCTCTTCAAGATATCCTTCGAGAGCTGGACCGTAAAGGCTCCAGTATTTCCGAAGGGTCCGATGACTCCTAGCGTGATCGATGATCTCAAGTTCTTTTTCGTAGTAACTTGATTGTTTCACCGATTGTCCCGAATAAACAGGGGCTTTCACTTTAGGAGATCCTTCATACATCACGAAGCTGGGAATTTCAGAACAATACCCCGTTAAGGGGTCCAGCTCCACAGGAGAAACTTTCATCCAATTAGGAAGAGTGCATTCTGGTAATTCACAGATACACTCGGATGAAAGGTTCTTGATCATAGCTTGTATATGCTGTTCAGTCGGAGTCACGGGTTTTAAAGCAGTATAACACCCGAGACAATTCAGTATCATATTGAACTGTCTTTTCCCCTTCTGAGAGACCCTGAGCATAAAACCAAGGACACCGTACCAAGTACCCAATCTATTCTTTCTGACTGGATACAACAGAGGGAGTCCCGCTCGGGATCGCAGCAAATCGACTTTCAGCGCTTTTAAACGGCTGACTGTCCAAGCTGGTCCTGAACATGCAACCCATTTATTGACAAGCAAATCAAACTGCTTCGCCTGTAATTTGGGTAAGCCATAAGACTGACACCGACTCGCAATCGTGTGATTGATAGACCAAAATTTTGGTCTCATAGTTTAGTCTCCTTGTGAGATTCAGCTACAATACGCGGTTGAAGTCGCGGAGTGGAGAAGCA